AGAATCTTTTCCAATAGATATAGATAACGAATTTTCAGAAATGACATTTACAAGTAATGAAGAAGCAGAAAATTTTGCATATATTATTAACAATATGTATTTTGCTAAATCAGATGCTGATGTAAAAGGTTTGCTTACAACAAAATTAAATATAGAAATTTTAACTTCTTTAGGACAGTCAGCAGGACTGAAAACAACTTCTTTTGATGTTACGAATACAGCAACAATTAGTAGTGGAAATGTAATTGCAAGTTCAGATTTACCTATTAGTACATCAAATTACGATTCTCATGTTTTGGAATATACAGTTAAGTATGATGGAACAACAGACGGAAACTATAGAAGAACAGGAAAAATATATCTTAGTACTTTTGAAAATAGTGTAACAGGGAATTCAGATGTTGTAGTACAGGATATTGCAAGTGATGTAAGCGACACTTTGTCAGGTAATGTTTCATTTGGTGCAACTTTTAATTCTATAACTAATCAGATTACTTTAACTGCTGAAAATACTACTAATAAAAATCTAGTTATGAATTGGATACAAAGGCGTTGGAGTTCCTAGTTGAATAATGTTTTCTAAAAACACAACAGGTTCTGAACGATTAAGTATTTGGCGTAACATAAGAAAAAAAGACCATAAAAATATTTTAGAAGTATTAGAAGATTTCTCTAATATAGAACCCTTACCTAGATACTTAGACTATTATACTCCTAGTAGTTGGCCGAGTGCTTTTGAAATAGTAAACGATGGGTATTTTTGCCAAAGCGGAATCACCATAGTTTTATTGTCTACATTAATTAATAAAGGATTCATAACTGAAGATAAAATACAATTACCTGTGATAAGTAATAACACTACAGGGACAACAGGGTTAGTTATATACGATAGAGATTTTGTGTATAATTTTACACCTGGAGAAATAGTTTCTTGGGAACATGTGAAAAAGAACGCAACTGTATTCCAAATTCATAATCAGTTTGAATTAGCATAGAAACTATTTGACATTTATATAGTTTTATATTACAATGACATAGAAATAAATATATCGTATAAAACATACTGAGGACACACATGCAGGTAAAAAAGCGAGACGGCACACTAGAAGATTTAAACATAGACAAACTACACAAAGTTGTTATGTATGCTTGTGAAGACATCTCAGGTGTGAGTGCATCAGAAGTAGAAATACATTCTCAAATACAATTTTTCGACTCAATAGCAACAGAAGATATTCAAGAAACACTTATTAAAAGTGCGGCAGATTTAATATCAGAAGAAACACCAAACTATCAATATGTAGCAGGTAGATTAATCAACTATCATTTGCGTAAGCAAGTGTATGGCACATTTGAGCCACCTTGTTTGTGCGATATTATTCAAAAAAATATTGATAAAGGTTTTTATGATGCAGAATTTACAGAGTTATATACAAAAGATCAAATCAATGAACTAAATGATCATATCAAACATGACCGAGATGAAGTATTAACTTATGCGGCTATGGAACAATTTCGTGGTAAGTATCTAGTACAGAATAGAGCAACAGGGGAAATATTTGAAACTCCACAAGTTGCATATATGATGATTGCGGCAACATTGTTTGCCAAATACCCAGAAGAAACAAGATTACAATATGTAAAAGCATATTATGATGCTATCAGCACATTTAAAATTTCCCTGCCTACACCAGTTATGGCAGGTGTTAGAACACCACAAAGACAATTTAGCAGTTGCGTATTGATTGAAACTGATGACAGTTTAGACAGCATTAATGCCACTAGTGCCAGTATTGTAAAATATGTAAGTCAGAAAGCAGGTATCGGTATTGGTGCAGGTAATATCAGAGCAGTAGGGTCAGCCATTAGAAACGGTGATGCAACACATACAGGAGTTATTCCTTTTTATAAAATGTTCCAGTCAGCAGTTAAGAGTTGTAGCCAAGGTGGTGTAAGAGGCGGAGCGGCCACACTATACTATCCTATTTGGCATTTGGAAGTTGAAGACTTACTAGTATTAAAAAATAATAAGGGAACAGAGGACAACAGAGTACGTCATATGGACTATGGCGTACAGTTTAACAAACTGATGTACGAAAGACTTATAAGTGGCGGAAATATAACTTTGTTTAGTCCTCATGAAGTTCCTGAACTATACGAAGCATTCTTTGACGATCAAGACAAATTTAAAGAATTATATGAAGCGGCGGAACGTAAAACAAGTATAAAGAAGAAGTCTATTCCTGCTATTGAATTATTCAGTTCCTTTGTAACAGAAAGAAAGGATACAGGTAGAATTTATTTAATGAATGTTGACCATGCTAACACACATGGAGCATTTTTGGAAGAAGTAGCACCAATAAAACAAAGTAATCTATGTTGTGAAATTGATCTACCTACAAAGCCATTAAATGATGCAAAAGACGAAGAAGGTGAAATTAGTTTATGCACTCTAAGTGCAATCAATTGGGGAGTAATTAAAGACTTACAAGAAATGGATAAAATTTGTAGTTTAGCAGTCAGAGGGTTGGACGAATTATTAGATTATCAGGAGTACCCTATTATAGCGGCAGAGCTCAGCACAATGAAAAGGCGCCCATTGGGTATTGGTATTATTAATTTTGCATATTGGTTAGTTAAAAATGATACTAATTATCAAAATCCTAATTTGGAACTTGTAGATGAATGGGCTGAAGCATGGAGTTATTATTTGATCAAAGCCAGTGCAGATTTGGCTATTGAAAAAGGTACTATACCAGGAAATGCAGAAACAAAATATGGCAAAGGCATAACGCCTAATCAAACATACAAGAAAGACGTTGATGAACTTGTTAAACACAAAGAACGTATGGATTGGAAAGGATTACGAAAACAGTTAAAAGAAACTGGTATTAGAAACAGTACATTAATGGCACTTATGCCTGCAGAAACTTCTGCACAGATAAGTAACAGCACAAATGGTATAGAGCCCCCACGTAGTTATGTAAGTATTAAACAAAGTAAACATGGTGTACTAAAACAAGTTGTACCAGGATACCCTTATTATAAGAATAAATATGATTTGTTATGGGATCAAAAATCACCGCAAGGTTATTTAAAGATAATGGCCGTCCTACAAAAGTATATAGATCAGGGTATTTCGGTAAATACATCTTATAATCCAGAACATTACGAAGATGAAAAAGTTCCAATGAGTGTGCTTATACAGGATATCTTAATGTTTTATAAGTATGGCGGTAAACAGTTATATTATAATAACACATACGATGGTCAAGGTGAGATAGATATTAACAAAGATGACAAATTAGAAGATTTGCCACAAGGCGAATTAGATGACGAAGATTGCGAGAGTTGTAAAATATAATGACAGTTTTAAATACAAAAAATAGAGTAGATCATACCAAAGTAAAAATGTTCTTAGACCCAACAGGAGGTCCTGTAGTACAAAGATATGATACACTAAAATATAAACAGTTTGATAAACTAACTGATAAACAGTTAGGATTCTTTTGGCGACCAGAAGAAGTAGATATTCTTAAAGATGCAACAGATTTTAAAAATCTATCAGAACACGAACAACATATTTTTACCTCCAACTTAAAGAGACAAATATTATTGGATAGTGTACAGGGTCGCTCTCCTAATATTGCTTTTCTGCCTGTGGTAAGTCTTCCTGAATTAGAAACATGGATAGAAACTTGGGCATTTTCAGAAACCATACATAGCAGAAGTTATACACACATTATTAGAAATGTGTATGCAAACCCTAGTAAAGTGTTTGATGAAATGTTAGACATTAAAGAAATATGTGATTGTGCAGATAGTATTACAGAAAACTATGATAAACTGATAGAATATAATCTACTCAGAGATACAGGCAGTAAGAAATACGACATATATGAGCATAAGAAACGTATATATAAATGTTTAATGAGCGTAAACATATTGGAAGGCGTACGTTTTTATGTATCATTTGCATGTAGTTGGGCATTTGCTGAACTCAAAAGAATGGAAGGCAATGCTAAAATTATAAAATTAATTGCCAGAGACGAAAATGTACACCTGGCAAGTACACAGCAGATGTTGAAGTTTTTGCCCCAGGAGGACAAGGACTTTGCAAAGATACAGAAAGAATGTGCAGAAGAGTGTAAGCAGATGTTTATAGATGCTGTAGAACAGGAAAAGGCATGGGCAGATTACTTGTTTAAAGATGGCAGTATAATAGGACTTAACGCAGAACTACTAAAACAATATGTTGAGTTTATAGCGGCCAAAAGAATGCACGCCGTAGGTTTAGAAAAGGTATATAATAGTGGGACTAATCCTTTACCATGGACACAGGCATGGATAACAGGAGGTAGTGTACAGGTGGCACCTCAAGAAACAGAAATAAGTAGTTATGTTATAGGTGGCACAAAACAAGATGTCAATGAAGACACATTTAAAGGATTTAGTTTATAATGTATAATACGGAAGCATTAATCGGAAAAATTGTAACAATTAAATTAGTGACTGGAGTTGAGTTAATGGCTAAACTTATGTCATTTGTAAAAGCGGATAATATTATATTTTTAGAAGAACCTAGAACAGTTATCATTATGGATAATCAAATTGCTGTTGTTCCATATCAATACACGGGCCCAAGTATAGAGGTTGCGATGAGTACAGATAATATACTTTCTATAGTGGAATCTCTTGAAAGTTCTGCTAACGACTATTTAAAATTAATAGAGAATCCAGAATCTAAGTAATCAAAAGGCATAAATAGTAGTATGCCAGGAATAGCAAGAGTAGGTTTAGATAATGCAGGGGGCGGTGTAATCGTCGGTCCTGGTGCACCTACCGTACTTGCTGACGGTTCTATAGTTAGTTGTGCTTCAGCGGCTATACCAGGAGATCAGGTTTTTACTCACGGCGAAGCACCTCACACCGTAGCAAGTATCGTTACTGGATCAACTTCAGTATTTGCTGAAGGCCGTCCTGTTGCTATGCATCAATTTAGTACTGTGACATGTGGTCATAATGTAGAAGGTACTGTACCAGCAACGGTTCAAGTAGGCATATAATGCCAAATCTCATTTCAGTTCGTGGTCCTCATGCTCGTGGAGTAATGGACTTTATCAGAATACAATGGAACATGGGTAATTCATGTAATTATGAATGTGAATATTGTCCTCCTATATTACATGACGGTTCTAAGCCTTGGTTAGAAAAAGATACATACATAAAAACAATAGAGCGTCTATGTGAATACTATAATAGAATAGGGAAAAGAACAGATTTTGAATTAATAGGTGGTGAAGTCACTGTGATACCAGGGTTTGAGGATATAATTAAAAAGATCAGCCAGTATAACTCAACCAGTGTTGTTTATACAAATGCCAGTAGAACGGTTAATTGGTGGAGTAAAGCAAAACATTATATGGATAGTGTTGTACTAACATTCCATCCTCAGACACAGGATAAACAACATTTTTTAGACGTAATAAATGAGATCAAAGAAGATGTTAAAATAGATATAAACATTGCAGGTGTAGGCGAAAAGGTAGAAGAATTAGGAGATTTTGCTGAAGAATGCAGGGATTTATTTAAAGATTGTGAACATAATTACTATTATAACGTCAGTATATGCGTAAAGACTATGTATAAGAAGCTCTTAGGGCGTCACAGTAAGCAGGAAACATACTGGAACTACACAGACAAGGAGTTAGAAATACTACAAAAACCCGGCATTGCACCTATGCCAATAGAGCCTGCAGAACCTGAAGAACAAGATGATGGTAATATCTCAGAGTCTCAAGAATTCATAAATACAGATATAATGACAGAGTTTTTATATGACGATGGAACAAAAAAATTTGTACAACACCATCAAATAATAAATGAAGGTCTTAATAAATTTAAAGGACT